CCAGTTACGATAGCATCTGCGTTTGCTTGTACCGTTACATTACCAACATTTGTCGCACTTGCCAATCCCGTTGTTAAAAACTCTACAGAAATACCAGCAATGACGGTGCCGACTTGACCAGTTGCTAAAGTAAAAAGAGCATCGGTAGAAACATTCGCCGCCGCATCAACGGTAGCCGTGCCTATTGCACCCGTGCTTGTCTCGCCTGTTATGACAACGTTACCAGTGGCGTCTATCGTAACAGATCCTACACCGCTCGTACCAACAAGACCCGTTTCAGGTACGTTACCTGTACCTGTAACCGTTACTGAATCTAATCCACCTGTAGCGGCAAGACCTGTAACACCAATGTCAGCCGCTGCCGCCGCTACAACCGTGCCTACCGAAGCTGTGGCCTCCAACCCTGTAGCAGGAGCGTCTGTACTACCTTGCGCCGTAACAGAATTTACTGCACTCGTACCCGCAGAACCGCTTGGCGATATGGTTGCAGTGCCTGTAACCGTTACAGAGTCAACCGCACCCGTGCTTGCAGATCCAGTAACAACAGTGTTTGCAGCAGCTAAAACAGTAATAGAGCCGACGCCACCTGTAGCCGCCAGCCCTGTCTCTGGAATACTAGCCTCTGCAACAACAGAAACAGATCCAACCGCACCTGTTCCTGTCACTCCCGTAACAACAATCGGAAGGGATTCGCCCCAAGTCCCTTGGGACCATGTGCCTCTCGCCCAACCCGAAATTACTGTCATGGGACCTGGTCCGTTTAAGCGATACGGATAATAGCGTTACTCGCGTCCGCTGTTGGGAACTGAATAGTAAAGTCACCAGCAGTTGATGTCTTATCGCCACCAAACGCCAAAACAATAACAGCTTTATCTGAAGCATCACTGTTATAAATCAACGCTCCGTTTGCTGTAATTGTTGCTGTTGTAAACGTTAAATCAGAAAAATCTGTAAACGCCGTTGTACCACTTGTAGTAGGGTCTACTCTGGTTAGAGCCAATCCACCAGCAGAATAACCTGTACCAGTAACTTCGTTTGATGTAGCATAAGCCGTTGTCGAAGCACCTAGCGTTGCTGATGAAGTAAACAGAGCAAGCTTAAAAGCACTTCCTCCTGAGTTTTTAAAATTGTGTGTTCCCTCAAGAAGTTCTTTCTTGAAAGAAGTACACATTGCTTGCGTGATCGCCATGTCATAATCTCCTTATTGCGTCAGCCAGTTCTGGATGCCCTGCATCTATAAGGGCATTATACACGGTTGTGCGGTCACTGCGAATAGCTTCTCGCATATAAAATGCAACCACCTTTTCCATGTGCTTTTGGAACGCTCGTGCCTGATCCCTAATAGCAGGATGTGCATCATCAGATACACTAATCAGTTTTTCTACACAGCGTTCTGCAACTTCATCGGG